TGATTGTGCAGTTACAGTAACTTTCTCGATTGAGAATGCCATTTGTTGGAATGCTGCGTTTGAGTCAGAACCCAAATATTCAGCAACGCTTGTTGGCATAGCGATACCAGTTGTGGTAGCACCAGTAGTTACGTTCTGGAATGTATTTGCTGTATCTGTAGCGACTGTGCCTTGGAAACCGTATGGGTTGTTAGCAGAACCAACACCAGAGAATATTGTGTTAGCTTCGTTGTAGAATGCTTCTGGGTTTGTGTTTGCTTGTCCTGTATAACGAGCACGCATTGCGAAGATCAAACCTGTTGGACCTGTCATTGGTTGAACACCAGCAACATCATAAGCAATCAGGTTTGGTAGAGCACGGCGAACCAATGAAATCAAGATTGGGTCAAAGTTTTGAACACCACCAGTAACGTTGGTTGGACCAGGATCTGATGTTTCATTCAAAGCCATGCGATCTTGTGCCATCGCTTGTGCTTGGTTTTCCAAAACAAGTGCAGTAACTGCTTTCTTGTATGGATCTTTAATTGCTTCTAGTTCTGGATGTTCCAGAACAGCGCTCCATTTATTTTGAAGTTCTTCTGTTAGATACATGTAATGTCTCCTATGTTAGTATCTTTTGTTGGTAATTTTTATTTATATTACCAAATCTTTTGAGATTGTGAAATTGATTTTGCTACAGCTTCCACTAGAGAATCTGAACCAGCTGATTTAACAACAGGCTTCTTTTCTTCTACGATTTCGACTGTATCATCCAATGCAGAACCATCAGCTACTTTAACATCAGTTTTGAAATATGATTCTTTCAAAGTGTTAATCTTGCTAATAAATTCTTCTTCTGTGGTAAATTCCACACCCTCTGCGAGTGACTTCAATTTTTCCACTTGAGTTTGAGTCAAGCCTTCACATACTGTGTGAATAGCCTCAACCTTTTTTGCTTCGCTCAATTCTTTTTTAAGTTCAACAGCAGCTTGAATTTGTTCATTTAGAGCAGCATCAAGTTCTTCAACTTTAGTTGTCAATTCTTCAACTACGTCTACTTTGTCTGTTGGAATATCGATATAGTGTTCTACGAATAGGTCACGTAGGCCAGTCATGAAATCTTCAACGATTTCTGCCTTCAAGCCTTTTTCAATTGCAACTTGGTTTTCTTTTGTCCATTCTTCAACAAAGTAACCCAAGTAGTCATCTACTTTTTGTGCCAATTCTTCTTTGATTTCTTCAACAGCTGCATCGAATTGTTCAGTCAATTCTGATTCGATTTCTTCAACAACGGTAGTTGCCTTAGCAACAACTGCTGCTTCAAAAATGGTAGCTGCTTTAGATTTGAATTCTTCTGATAGAGATTCACCAGAGAATAGTGCATCCATATCTTCACCGTATTGTTGGAATGTTGCGCCTGGGTTTGCTTGCATCATTTGTGGTGCTAGTTTACCTGCGATACGGTCACGAATAGTTTCGTAGTGAGTTGCATCAGCTTGAGCAGTATGTGTCAAGTCTGAACGACCCATTGTTTCTTGTGGTTGACCTGATAGCTTAGAAATACCTACGCCGTCTTTCTCTGAACCAACTGGAGGTGTTGCACCAGGAGGAGTAGCAGATGGTGTACCTTTTGTGTAATCTGGATTGTGATCGCTGTCTTTTTCTGGAGACTGACCAATCTCACCCACATCTTGTTGACCTGTTACAGTAGAAGAAGGTAGTTTGTCTTTACCAACAGAACCCATTCTCTTACCTTGTGTGCCATCATCTTCACGTGCACCACGTTTAGATGCAATATTTGCATCGAATGTTGACTTTGAATCTTCGCCTAATAATACTTTCTTAGCGGCATCAGATAGATTAAATTTTGACATTTTAGAAATCTCCTTGATTTGTATTGGATATTTATAATTAGAATTTTTTAAGTAGGTTTTCAAATATTTTTAGACTTACTTGCTCAATTTGTGATTGAGATGCTTGTTTAATCATCTTCTTCGCTTCTTCGAGTTTTTGTTCGGTCCAAACACCATCTTGCAGTACCCACTCTTTACCTTCCATGATTCCTTGTACAAAAGCACCTGGAGCAGAAGGGTCAGCTACAATATCCGCCGCTGTGGCTAGATAAAAGTCATCTTGAACAATATTGATGCCATTAACAGTTTTTAAAGAACCCATACCACGTGATGATACACCTAATTGTGCACCACCTTCGATAAGGTTTTTTGCGATGTTACCCATCGGTGTTTCAAGAATTTTAGCTTTGCCTATCCAATCATTACCTTCTTGACGTAAATTCACAATAAGGTGTGATACACGATCAAGATTGATAGATGGGGTGTCTGGATGGCCCAGTTCACCAAAGGCACGTTTTTGATTAATATAATTTTCTGTGTAACGATTAACTTCTTTACGCATGGTTTCTTCTTTATACATGCGACCGTTACGGTTTGTTCTTTCTGAAACTAAAAATGGTCCTTCGATAAACAAGGTTTTCTTGCCATCTTTTTCTTCGACCAGATAGTTTACCGATTCTGTAATTTCTTTGATTAATTTCATTATAACCCCATTGCGTGACGTTTTCTCAAAGAACGCTGACGCTTTCTCAGAGAGGTTTGTAATTTTGCACGGCGCTTAGATTTAGCTTTACGTGCTGCTACTTTTCTATGACGAATTTCCGTAGCTGACATTCGTATTAACTTGCCACCACGTGTTGTATAACCTTTAGTGTCGGATAGTTTCTTTCTACGTTGAATCTTTCCGCCACGAATACGAACTTTAACTAACTTTGTTCTTCCTACCTTTTGTACATTATCTTCTTCGAGTTCAATAGCAACATCTACTCCATAGTCACCGTATATATCTTCGGCCAAACTCAGTTTAACCTGGTTATGTTTTTCTGTAACCAAGTCTTTTAGTTTGGCGTTCAAAATTTCTTTTGCTTCCGCCAAATCTCCTAACAAAAGAGATTCAATGAAAACTCTCATTACGGTTTTAGTGAGTAAATACCAGCGTTGAATGCTGCAGGATCGTTCAACTGACCACGTTGGTACATTGCGTTATTCTTACGTAATGATAAAACTAATGTATATGAACAGGCTGCTTGTGCGCCCTGTGTGTAAATACCAATATCACCTAGTGGTGATCCGACTGCGTTGTTAGGAATGGATGGTAATTGTTCACCATTACCAAAATCACTAGATGCACTTAGATGGAAAATGGTTGATGAGTTTGCATATTGTAAAGCTGCGTTTGCGCCACCACCATTCCAGAAAACTTCAACAGCACCCATACCACCCGCTGTGTTTGAAGTTGGCATATTAACAATTGCTTTTAAACCAGTTAATTGCAAGTCATAATATGATAATGTTGTGTTTGATGCACCGCCTTGTGTGTTTGCAACCAAATATCCGTTTGTTGCTAAAGCGTTTGCTAGTGTATTTGCTTGTATGCGTGTATTGTTTGCTTCTTGAGCTGAACCATCAAATGTTCCAGTTAATTTAATAACTGCATCTGTTGTTGTGTCTCTCAAAATCTGGTAAGTGAATTTGTTTGCCATTTGAATATCCTATTATTTGTTCTTCTTTACAAAGTTCAACAAGTTGTTAAAATCTTCTTCTGCCATTTGTAGAAATACATCTTTATTGGATTCTGTTAGTTTATTAAAAATTCCAAAAATATCATTAGATGTTTCTGTACTAATAGAATTTTTCTCAACAATAGATTTTAGTTTGTGGTGTGGACTAACTTGTTCTTCTACTGACGCTGACCATTGCATTGAAGAATATGGTACCGTTACATATTTATTAATTTTATCCACATAGTATAATGCAACTCTTTGGCCATTAGGAAACAATCGAATGGATTTACGTTTCATAATCAAAACCGCAGGAGGATCATGTGGTTGTGAGTGATTCTGTTTTGAGTTGTCTTCCATAACGGGAGGCAGATCACTCAACTCCAAAGATTCTTCAACTTGAATACCAAAGTGTTCAAGTTCTTTTTCTTCAGGTTTAGAAGAACGAATCTGATTAAGCGTTTTCACCTGCTGGTTCCTGTGCTGGTTGTAACATACCTTGTGCAATATTTTGTTTCTGTGTTTCTAGATGTGCCATTACTTTATCATGTAATGCATTATAGAAAGATTCACGTGATTCTTTTGCTTGGTCATCATAAGCATAATCTATGAATTTACGAGTTAGTTCAGACATTTTATTCTCCAAATCAATTTATTTATTAGTATTTATTTATTATGGCGGTTATACCATACGTTCAATCGAAATGAATCCACCCGCAGTACCCTGACAATGCACACAGGTAACACGGTAGATTCGGCCATTTGTTGTGTCTGTCATTGTGGCGACAATAACATCTCCACCAGAACTTAATGTATGTATAGCATTTATACTGGTCCAAGTCCCTGCGGTAAATGTAATACCACTTGAGTTAGTTTGACTAACTATAGAATATCCAGCAACCATTTCACATGTAGTTACATAAGCCGTAAACGATCCACTAACCGCACTGGCCTCAATTATCAAACTACTACCGGTAGTATTGCGTAGTCGGACATTTAAGTTATCCATAGCTTGTGATGGAGAACTAACGTTAAATCCTGTTTGTGTCTTAGGAAAGAAACTACTTACTGATGGGTCGTTTGTTAAAACTTGAACACCATTTTGTACAACAATTGCAGAACCTGAACCACTGTTGTATTGTGTTCCGATACGAATAGTCGAACTGTCTAATGAGTTAATCCAAATTGAACCACTATTGGCATGTAAGTGTAAGTTACCATCATCAAATAATTGACTGTGACCAGAACCAACAGAAACATAGTTGGTGTTGGACATACCATTGTTTACGTTGCCAGCAGCAGAACCGAAAGTTAAACCGCCATTGAATGTGCCTGTTGTGTTTGCTAGGGCATTGTTTGCCTTACCGAACGCAGAATTGGCAGTAATAAACGCTGAGTTACCTGTATTATATGCTGCCTGTGCGATAATTTGTCCTTCTTCACCCGAACTATAAGCGTTCTGTGCGGTGCTATATGCAAGGTTTGCCTCATTATAAGCATTTTGTGCTAGTGTTGTGGCAGCAGTAATGTTGGTGTTTTGTGTTAAATCTACACCTTGTGAGATTACTGTATTGGAACTTGCTAAGTTGGCGGTATTAAATGCTGCCTGAGCAAGAACGGTACCTGTATTTGCCTGTGCGTATGCAAGAGTTATATTTGCATTAGAACTATTCAAAGCACCTTGTAGATAGACTGTATTCGATGATGCAGTATTGGCGGTAACAAAAGCCGCATTGGCATATGTGCCTGCATTGATTGCATTTGTATTTGATGTGTTTGCTAGATTACGTGCAGTCTGGTCTAATAAAGGAATAGTGTTGGCATAGTTAAATGCCGCTTGTGCTAATGCAGTTGCACTGTTTGCCACATTGAAAGAATATGAAAGTTCTGGTTGAACATTCAATGTGATGTTGTTACCGATGTTAATTGTATTTGTTAATGCGTTGTTTGCTGTGTTTCTTGCCGTTTGGTCTAACAGAGGTATTGTGTTAGCGTAATTGTACGCTGCCTGCGCAAGAACTGTACCTGTGTTTGCTTGTGCATATGAACTATTGGCATATGTACCTGCGTTGATTGCATCTGTATCTGCGGTGTTTGCTAGATTACGAGCAGTCTGGTCTAGTAATGGTATTGTGTTGGCATAGTTAAATGCGGCTTGTGCAAGAACTGTACCTGTATTGGCCTGATTATATGCAGAATTGGCGGCTGAGTATGCAGAACCAATTACCGTATTTTGTGACTGATTTACTGCAATTAAAAATTGGTCATTAGAAGATAGTTCTGTTGCCAACAAAGTCAAATCACCATTAGCTGCATCGTATGCGGCCTGTGCCATTGTTCTTGCTGTGGTATCTATTGTACCACCACCCACACCATTTGCAGCAACCCACTTACCTTCTGAAGCACTAAAGGTCAATACTTGACCGTCTGTGGCATTTTCAATGCTTAATTTGTCTGTGTCACCTAAGTCGTTCAACCAGTATGAACCAGAACCAGCAGTTTCACCACCAAATCCTTTTGTTGTGATTACTGCATTAATCTTATTCTTATAATTGTTTAGGTCTTGTTCGAGTGTCTTTTGAAACTTGGTGAATTTCTCTTGTAGTGGTGCTGAGTCTCCGTCTTTACCTGCAAGACCTGGTTCACCTCGTTCGCCCTTTTCACCTGTATCACCCTTATCACCTTTGTCGCCTTTAGTTCCGGCTTTACCATCTTTACCGTCACGACCATTCTTTCCGTTGGTGCCGTCTTTACCGTCAACACCATTACGACCATCTTTGCCGTCTATTCCGTCTTTACCGTCTTGACCTGCAAGACCTTGAATTCCAGGTTCTCCCTTGTCCCCTTTAGGTCCTTGTTCGCCTTGAATTCCTTGTTCACCATCTTTTCCATTGGTGCCATCACGGCCATCTTTTCCATGTTTGCCGTCCACACCTGCGATGCCTTGTTCACCTTGGTCTCCCTTATCGCCACTTTCTCCGATAAGTCCTTGTTCACCTCGTTCACCTTGTTCGCCTTTGTCTCCACGGTCACCTTTGTCACCTTTGATTCCATCTTTACCAGATTGTCCTTGGTCACCTTTATCTCCTTTTTCACCACGAACTCCATCAAGACCATCCTTGCCGGATGGTCCTTCTACGTATTCGTATATTACTTCTGGAGTTAAACTTGTGATGAGTTCGGAGATTTCTTCTCTGAGTTTAGTAACTTCTTTTTTTGTATATGCTACTGAAGTTGCTAACGTTACCGACTCAACAAGATTATTGGTTTCTTTGGTCATTGGCATCTTCAACTAAAGTATCAAAAAATTTTGTCATGGATATAGTTAGGTCTTTAGATGGATCAACAACCTGTTCGTTGGTATCGTCTTTATCGTCCGGATGCATAGGTTGTTGTGGTACGTTACTCATCATCATTTGTTGTGCCACATCGTTAGTAACACCAACAGGTAAACCAAGACCCATTTCTTTTTCTTCGTCAATCTCTGCTTGCATTTGTTGGATTTCATCATCGTTCATACGTAGTACGTTACGTTGAATCCATGCTTGAGAGTAATAACGACCTGTGTATGGATCAACAGCACCCAACAATCCTAAACGTTCTTTCATTAACTCTGCCTCTTTCAACTCGGCAAAATTGTTGTCTTTGATAAAGTCATAATGAATGTGTTGTTTGAATTCTTCCCATTCATCAGCGGTACAGATACCTTTTAGTACACATTGTGCACGAAGGGCTTGATCAAACAATTCTGAGAATTTATTACGTAGACGGTCAACAAACTTGGTAAATTTAAGTTCATCTCGTGTTACTTCTGCTACACGACCAATAGTAAAACCAGATGACTCCGGATTCAACCTGGAGACAGGAACGTTTAGAGACTTGTATAGTTTACGTTCAAAATACTTAACGTCTTCCAGTTCACCTAGGTTCTGACCACCTGGTAATGTAGAAATTTCTGTGCCTTTACCACCTTCTCTACGTGGTAACCAAAAGTCTTCCATCATGGACATAAATTTACGATCATCACGAACTTCACCAGTATTGGCATCATATACCAGTTTGTTCTTGTACTTGACCATAATATCACGTAGATATTGTTCAGCTTTTAGTTTAGGAAGGTTGCCAACGTCAATATAAAATATACGGCGCTCAGGAGCACGAGAGATACGATAGATAACAGTTGCATCTTCAATCATCCTTAATTGGTTAAGTGGCTTGATAGCTTTGTGTAGATATGATAATACAACTGCTCTTCTTGAGTCCATTAGACCAGATACTACAGATATGATTGAGTCTGTTGTAATACGAACCCCTACAGGTCCAAAATTAGATGACGAACCTGTTGTAACTTTATCATTAAAGATATAATACTCGTTGATAACGTTCATCACATCTACGCCAGTACGTTCGTCTTTTTTCTTTTTAATTTCACGAACTTTACGTAGTTTACGTGGGTCAATATATCTTAATTCTTGAATACCTGCACCTGGGTTTTCACGGTCAATAATAATGTGGTAGTACATACGTCCATCAACATAGTACCTACGGAAAATGTCTTGTGACATTCTCTTATAATTCAGCATTCGAAGGATAATTCCGAATTCTGTTTTAATTGCTTTTTTAATTTTGTCTGGAGTTTCTAAATCATCCAGAACAATTTCAATTGATTTTCCATCATCGTCTTGACAGATAGCTTCATTGACAATATCATCAATCGCAGATTCAATTTCTGGCTGCATAGCCATTTCACGATAGCGGGAAATCAACTCAACTTCGTTCTTTGCTGTACCGTCTAGGTCAACATAAGTGCCATAATAGGCCGCAGATTGGATAGTTAACGCACCATCATCATTGGATGGTGGTGAGAATGATTGTTGAACCGATTGGTCCTGCTCACCCTTATCACGTGAAATCGTGAAACCGAATAGAGAAAATTTGTTTAGTGGAGCTGCCATATTGTCCTTTTATATCAATTCAAAAACACATAAAAGAGGGACCAAAGTCCCTCATATAAAAAATTAAGTAGTCTGGTCGTTAGTCCAGTATTGGAAAGCAAAGGTTGCTGCGTATTCTTCGATAGAATCGTTAGAACCCCAATCCAAGTCAATAGGAGCAATATCGAGTGGGAACAATCCTACGAATGTGTAAGTCTTGATTGCATCACCTGTTTTGCCATATTGTGTAACTGTTGCATCCACTGTATAGTCACTTGGACCTGTAAACTGTGAGTTACGAACGTTTCCTTCGTTACTACCAATAGCATTCATCCAAGATTCTAGACCGTTACGAATCATGAAATCTTCATCATTGATGATCTGTAATGTCCAGTCGGTGAATGTACGGTTACCAGCAAATTTCAGTTCACGACCGAAATAGTACATAGGTACAGTTCCGACTGTTGATCCTGGCAATTGTGCTGCTTTAGCCATGAAGGTCATTTTCTGCCCAGCAGCTGATGCGTTATCGACAACTGTTGGGAATGTTAAAGTTACAGAAAATAGATTAGGACGGGCACCGTCTCCAATCAGATTACTTCTAAATTCTGCTACGTTGAAAGCCATTTAAGTTCTCCTTAATATAGTTATTTATTAAACAGCACCAACGACTGTTGTGAAGTCAACGCCAGTTCCTACAGCAACAAAGTTCAACTGGATGAAGTTAATTGCACGAGCAGGTTTAACGTAAATATCACCAACAAACTGATTTGAATCAATAACTTGCGCTGTATTGTTTGTTGAATCACATACAACCTTGAAGTCAGTAATACCACGGCGACCTTGTACATCACGTAAGAATGGAGTAACCATTGCTACGAACTGTGCTTGTGTGAATGAATCGTTAAATTCAAACAATGATGCTTGTGCAGCTTGAGTGATTGACTTTTCAAGAACAATAAACAGTCTACGAACGTTGATACGATCAAATGCAGATGGTTTGTTTTGTAGTGTTTTATCACCAAACAACACGATACCTTGTCCTGGGAAAGAAACAACTGGGTTAACACCAGCGTTATACAATGTATCACGTTGAGTTTTTGTTGGGTTCCAAGCTAACTTAACAGCGTTTTTAATATTACCACGATTGAAACCAGCTGGTGAGTACCATGGATCGGCAACCGCATCTGTATTAACACATAGACCAGCAATATCTCCGTTTAATGGAATCCAACGGTATACGTTGTTGTACTTGTCAAACTGGTATTTGTATCCTGAATCTGCCACAACAAATGAAGAACTACGTGCTAGAGATGTCAACCAATTAGTAATATTGGAATTTTCAGAACCGGATTGGTTAACAACAGCAGAGTATGGTGGAGAAATGAACGCCACACAGTCAGCACGTTGGGTTACAATATTATCAATAACATATTGTTGTACTGTTACATCAGCATTACCTGTAAGAACCAAACTAATATCTACAGATTCTTTATTTTGGAATAACTGGTAACCAGTTTCTACTGTTCCATCAACACCTATATCATCTGTACCACCTGATAATGTACTGTATAGATTAGTTGTTAGTGAAGCAAATGTTGTATTTGTACCTGGTACATTCCAACCTGCTGACATGTTACCTGGGAAAATATAGTTTGATTGTGAAGTGATAACTTCTTTATACCAATTAGAAGAACCATTATTCACGTTAGTTGCATCAGATGCTTTAGAAACAAATGGATATGTTTCTAATACCGTACCTGCTGAACCAGTAAATGCTCCTAATGTATCAATAACAACAATATGCATTTCATCGTTTGATCCACCTTCATTTGCTACAAATTCTGATGTTCCTGGTGCTGAAGGGAAATAAGATGAATAAGCCCATGTACTGAATAATGAACTATTAGCACAAACACTTATGGCTAATGAATTTCCTAATGCGCCTGGATACCTAGCCATAGCTGAACCATAACTGGCGCTAGTATTACCAAACAAGTAAGAATAACCGAATTGGTCTTTGTTTTGTACTTGTAATGTACCACTTGATGTGTTAGCAAGAGCGTTGAAACAATTTGAACCAACAGTACGAACAACACTCAAATTATTACCATATGCTAGAAAGTTAGCACACGTGAAAAAGTTGACTGCTGAATTACTATCGGGACCCTGAGCTGTGAAATTATTTACGAGTGTAATTTCACTGTCAACCAATGTGATTTTGTTTACTGGTCCCCATGGGAAGTAACCAGCAAATGCGCCAGCAGTAGTCAGAACTGAAGGAACTACGGTAGTTAAATCGACTTCAGATACTTGTACGCCTGGAGATAATTGAATCGCCATTTTGTTCTCCTTGAAATATTATATGGACGGGCAGTTTTATACCATGTTTTTATTTATGAAACACGAATTTTAGAATCTTCTGATAGCATCTTGTATGAAGTCAACATATGGTTGATTGGAATCTGCTTTTTCCCACACATCACCGTCTATAACTTCAAATGGGTTTTCCAGTCCATCTTCAACAATTGGTGATGGTGGCGTGATTTCATCTACCTGATTCATGTTTTCCAACTGCATTTGTTTTCTTAAATCATGGTTTACCAACTCTTTGAAGTATTTTTGAGTTGTTGCCCATGCAAAAATAACTAAACACATTACCAAATCATCATTTGCATCTTCTTCTGCTGCAAATGAATTCTTTTTAGCCACAAACGTGGTAAGTTCAGAATATGTATCAAAATCCGAGATTAATAATTTATCACCTTCAATCAAAGCTTTTAGATTGGAACATCCAATTCGCTTAACTTGTGGTGACATTTTAACACCTAGTTGTGTTCCACGAACAAAACCAGCAGACATTTGTTGTGGTTTCTTATTGCCTGTATGTACTTTAACTAGATTTTCATACTCTAATTCCATATGCAAAGTGTCTGCAATTTGTTGTGTGTTATTAATTTCAACTAAAACGTAAGCATCATTATATAACTTTGCTGCATTATAAATCACAGTAGGGAATAAAATAGGTGAAATACTCGAAGATTTATAACTTGCAACCTGTTTATATGGTGTTTGTGAAATATCAGTAACAATAAAAGCTGAACTGTCGAGGCCTTTACCTTCAGAAACGTCAACTGTTATCATGTACATGTGATCTTTCAATATCTTTTCACCATCTTCTTTGATTGGTGATTCGTATATCTTCAATAGATCATGTATTGCTAATGGATTTTGGTAAACAATATGTTGAAGTTTTCCACCAGAAATCAAAGTGTTTGATGATCCCAAGAATTCAGTTTCAAACTCTTGAGCAAACTGACGCTCGGATGTGTTACGAATTGTTTCTTCACGCCATGCTTGGTCACGACCAGGAACTTGTGACCAGTGAATTTCGAACGGTACATAGTTGCTTCGTTTGGCTCTAGCATCTTCCCACATCTTGTAAAACAGATTCATTCCGTTTGGTGTAGATACCATTAAAATCTTGGTTTTTGTACCAGAAGTAATAACGGGATAAACAGATGTGATAAAGTCATAAGCAATATTACTCGGAACGAAAGCAAATTCATCCAAGAATACAATATTGTATGCACCGGAACGTGCTGCTGAACTTGAGGTGGATGACGCTGTGATAACCGAATTGTTCTCTAACTCAATTCGACCTTTGTTCCACTCAACAACACCTTGTTGTAACCATGTTGGTAAGTTTTCATAAGCAAGTTGTAGTTTGCCTAGAATATCGTTTGCTGTTTTTCCTTTGTTTGCTAAAATAGCAATATTTTGAGAATCTTTGAAAAGAATAGTCCACAATAAGAAAGCAACTGCAGTGGTTGTTTTTCCAACCTGACGAGGACACTTAACGATAACAAAACGGTTATCATTGAAGGTGTTAATCATGTCCTTCTGGAAGTCATACATGTCAAAAGGAACAATACCACGATCAAGTGAAACGATAGTGATATATTTTGAAAAGTATATTGGATCCTGTGAACACTTTAAGTATTCTTGAATTTGATCTTGTGTGAATTGTACCTTAACACCAACACGTTTTAGTTTGGGATTATCACGATAAGTAAGTTTACTTGTTGCCATTCTTTAACATTTTCTGTAAATCGGCAGTAGAACCAACGAACAAAGCATTCTCGATGTTTGTTTGTGGTTTGTCTTTAGCTTTAATGCCTTCAATATCACGTATTTTCTTTTGTGTTTCTAGAAGTTTGTCATTAAGTTCACCCATATTTTTTAATAATGTGGCATAAACCTCAAAGGCTCGTGGGTGTTGACCTGCTTTTGCAATCTGTAATAACTCTTGCATTGCATCTGTGCCATTTACAATCAAGTCTTGCAGATTGTCTTTTGATTGATTGTAGGCATCTTCCAGGTCTTGTTTGTAATCTGGTTCACCGACAACCACAGAAGGTAATGTTTGTTTTTTTGTAACTTCTATTGGTGTCACATCAAATATTTTTTCCATTTTTTTATCAAATTCACTCATATTAATATTCATTTATAGTTGTATTCGCTATCCAAGATGTGTTTGCATTAGCATTTGATGGGTTGGGCACAATATTTATTGTTGCATATTTCACTGGAGATACATTTACACTATTGTAGAAATAACTTGCTCCAGAAGAAACACCAATCACAGGCAAGGTGGAAACAAAATTTCCATTAATGTTTTGTAATGTGATTTGTTGGTTTTGTGTATCTATATCTACAATTGTAGCTGTTGCTGTTGCTGTGCCTTGTGAATACCCTTGGTAGACAACTTCACCTTGTTGATAAGAACCAACACCACCACTATTCAATGAGAATATTACAGAATCTGAACCTGAAATTTGTTTATAAATGTTTGTGATTGTGTTTGTGATCAAACCAGATCCAGACATATTTCCGTAAATGTATCCTTTTACGGTAAAACTTAGTGTCCAGATGATTGTTCTAACATCTGTTGTGAATGAACCTTCATAATCATTATCATATGATACATCATTAAGTACTATAGGAACATCATTAATTGTTCCCATTTCAGGAATCATATTTACTTTGATTGTATAATCAGGTGTAAAGAAAGGAAGAATAGTTTCAATGATTTGATTACCATCTTCTTCATTACGTACATAAGCATAAAGTTTGAAGTCAAAATTGTACGGTACAGGATTATATTGACTGAAATTTTGTCCACCACTTTGTGCAAAATTCTTTACATTTGTAATCTGTTTTCGTGTAGAATCGTAAGACATGCCGGTCATTTCAAACGATAATGCTGGCAAACTAACCTGTACTTTACGATCTAAGTTTGGATCACCTTGGAGTCTTGAAACATATTTTTCTTTTGATGCGTATTCAATAGGACACAAGAATCTTTGTGCTTCTGTACCATCTGTGTTATAACGAACAACGAAAATGTTGTTAAATAAATTACCAAAACCAACTGTTATTTTACGTATTACATTATTGTATAGTGGTGTAGACATTATAGGCCTCCAATTCCACCAAATGGATTAGATTCAGAAATATTCACCACGTTATTTGCTTCGTTTTGAATTTCTTTGTTGTCGTATACAACATAAGATTGTGAACTTTCAATTGGATCGTAACTTGTTAGTGTTCCATATGTTCCACTAGACATACCATAGACTGTGTTGTTTGCCAAGAAATCACCAGCAATGTTTGTGATATTCACTATGTCTGTAGCAGAACTCCAACCAGCACAAATTGCCTGGCAAGTTGCATTAGCATACGTTCCGTCTGGACTCTGGAACACAATTTCTTTGTACATGTAATTACCAACAACATTGGCCATGTTCAGAGGAACATTGTATGAATTTTCGTCAGAGATAACATCAATATCTGGTACACCAGTTTCGATAATTTCTTGTGAGTATTTGAACAATTCTAAATGTAGTTCATAGAAATATGGGTTCTTTCTACCCAACATGAACATATCCTTATTGCCTTGGACAAACTTGATTTCATATAATTCACCTTTACCAGAAGCGCCGGTAAAAGGAATATAAACAAGATCACCTTCTTGTGGTCTTGTCAGTACGTTCTGTGGAATTCTTTGTTCAAATGTTCTCTTAGACAACATGACAGAAACAGAGTTACGAATCTCAAGACCAAACTTGGAGAAGAACTCTTGTTCACCATCATAACCTGTTGCGTTAGATAGATACAGTTCAACAGGGAAAGCAGAACGAAAACTTTTCAACGGATCTTCACCGTAGAGTAGATCACGTGCTTGGTTGTTGTCGTTATAGATGTAATAACCATCAAAACCAAACTGCTTGATGGCTTCAACCATTAAATCCTCAACGAGTCTCTGTTCTGGTTGACTGCCATAGAAGTTGAAATATTTATTTGTTGCCATATTAATTCATGAACCATTCTAAAGGAGCACCATAATTATTTTCCATCTCTTTTTCTAGTCGTTCAATTTCTTCTGCTGCTTCTCCATAAATCTTATCACCATTTAATGAGACTCCACCAGGTAATTGAATACCTGAGAATTTTTTTAAGTTATTACCCCATGTTCTTTTGATTAAGGCTGTGGTGTATTCTTTTAACCAACGGTCATTCCAAACATATTGATATGTGTCCGGATTAAGTGCAGCATAACATTCTGCAACAGCAACACAACCTGGAGAAATTTCATAATCGTTTTCCCATGACCAATCAATATATAGACGTTGCATGTGACGATTGAAACGAATTGGAACTTCACCCGTAAACATAATTTCTAATGATCTTAGGTGTTGTTGTGTTAATGTATAGTTAATGTATGAAGCAGAAGTAAAGTCATATAGTTCATTTAATCGTAACTGATAACGAAGGTCAAACATATTAACTGTGGCTTGAGAATCTGATATTGGAAAAATACGTGATACACCAAGAATGTATATTGGATTACCGTGATCATCAAGAGCAGTAGTGCAATCTAAGTAACGATTGGTAATATCTTCTTGTGTAATTGTTTTAATCCAATATACTTTTTGTGTACCATCATAGTGATAATCTTGCCAGTATTGAATCGCATCATCAATACGATCTTCAATTTGATCATCATCCACGTTTATTTCAATGGTTGGAAAACCAAGTCTTTTTAGACAATACAGTTTGAAATCGTTTCTGTTAGTGATTGGACCTGCCATGTTATCCCTTTAATTTGATTTGATTACACCATTATCAAAATTTATTGCCATCCAGGTTGTCAATGTGTTAATAACATTTGATTGCATGTTTGCATCAAAAGCAGTATTGCTTAACTGTAATTGTTTTGACAAATCCGGAATGACCAGAATCAAATTGTAAGTGTCTGTGAATGTAATGTTGTCACGAGTGAATGTTATCGTTGCTATTCCGTTTGCTACATCCTGTGATACAATATTTACTGTTGGTAATGGACCCATTATAAATTACCTCCAAGTTTTTTAATAATTTCTTCGAGTTGCTCAATTCTTTTTTCTAATTTTGAAACTTTATCGTCTGTGTTCTTAGACGCAACTGCTAGAATTGCTGATGTTTGGTCATAGTTAACGGATAGAGTGCCCAGACCTGTTGTCATTTTTCTTGCATCATCCATCTCAGAAACAAGTTCTTCACAGCCATTATCTCTTAATATTTGAGCTCCATAACCAACTTGTGTTCTTCCATCTTTTTCATATTTTATTGCTGCCTTGGCCAGAGCGTTTCTACGTGTTGTGACTTTATCAATTTTACGTATATTATCTTTAAGTCTCATATCAGATAATGATGTAAATGAACCACCACTTTGCATATTACCGTTCATGTCTGAATATAACATCCAACCCCATTGTGGATTGTAGACGCCCCAGTTGCCTCCGTTAGCCATAACAATACAGTTATTTGGATATACACCGACACCTTGCCATCCATTTAAACCGGATCCATAAACACCAAAATTTCCATATGAGAAATCCATGTCGGCTGCCTGAATACCACGACCATATGATTGCCAATACATACCACAAGGACCGTTCATTCTAAACCAGTTACCAACATAAACAGAGTCAAATGTTACGTCATTGTTTGTGTTTAATGATTGATTGTATGAACCGGCAGGCCCTGTTGGACCTGTTGGACCTGTAGGGCCTGATGGGCCCGTGGGTCCCGATGGACCTGTAGGGCCTGATGGACCAGCATTACCTGTTGGGCCGGCTGGGCCTGTAGGTCCTGTTGCTCCTGTAGGTCCTGATGGACCAGTTGGACCTGTAGGTCCTGTTGCGCCTGTAGTTCCTGTGGGTCCTGTTGGCCCTGTTGCACCTGTTGTTCCGTTGCTGCCTGATGGACCAGTTGGGCCTGTAGGTCCTGTGGGTCCTGTTGGCCCGGTTGCACCTGTTGTTCCGTTTGTGCCTGATGGACCAGTTGGGCCTGTAGGTCCTGTTGCACCTGTTAACCCGGTTGCTCCTTGTGTTCCGTTGGTTCCGTTTGTGCCTGATGGACCAGTTGGGCCTGTAGGTCCTGTTGCACCTGTTAACCCTGTGGGTCCTGTGGGTCCAGTTAATCCTGTTGCGCCTTGTATACCTGTTGCGCCTTGAGTACCATTGCTACCTGTTGGTCCTGTGGGTCCTGAGGGTCCGGTAGGACCGGTTGCACCTATTAAATTTTGTGTATTGCCTGTCCATTGGCCTGATGCATTGATAACAGCAATAGAACTTCCTGCTGGTCCAACTGCAACACCATTACGAACAGTAAATAAATTTGTATTTGCGCTCAAGGTTCATTCTCCCCTTGTTATTTTTGTTATTAATCCATTATTTAGTTGGGTATGTTTTGGATAACCAATTTAACTCTTTTCTGTTATCATTTTTTTCATACCAACCATTACCTGTATGTACATTCAAAACGTTTTGGAAGTATTCTTCATACATTGGACCAACTTTTTCTAATGTAAAATTTTCTGCCCATTTCCTACAATCATGTGGATTTATGTTATGTATGTTTTTGGCTGCCCAAGTAAAATGTTCAAATGTTCTACATCGATAACCTGTTACGCCGTGAATATTATTTTCAGTAAAAGAACCCCAATCTGTTGTGATTGTTGGAGTACCAGACATTAACATTTCAATCTGAACACCACCGAAAGGTTCATTATATAATGAGGCAACAAATGAACCTTTAGCGTTAGACATTAGTTTTTTTCTTGTTTCAACATCAGCATAACCAACAAACTCAACGTTTGGTGGAAATTTCATATTATCTGGTTTTTGTCCTGCTATTACCAGTTTTGCACCAATCTCTTGTGTTGCTTGTATTGCGATGTTTATTCCTTTACCTTCATAGACACGACCTAAGAATAGAAAGTAATCTTCTTTTTTATCATTAAAAATAAAATCATCTTTGTCGAAATAATTTGGAATAACTACATCATACCAGTCTTGCATACTTGTTCGAACAGAATTTAATCCATAGTACGCATGGTAAATAGCGTAAGACTCAAATACTTTCCATCTTGCCCAATGTCCTCCTGCATATCCTATACCTGGTTCAACAACAATCATATCTTGGTGTGCGTCACAAACTGGTTGTACACCTGATCCCCAAAATGGTAATATGAAATCGTTTTTCTGTTTTCTTTTATCTATTTCTCTAATTGCGTTCTTGTTGAACTCTTGATAAGCGTGATCGCTAGTGCTAAATTTATAAAAATTATTACGCCAATCATAGTTTCCATAAGATATTTTTAAATCATTATTTGTTGTTACGGTTACATGTTCATCACATATTAGATCAGAATCTTCGTGACCATAATGTATGATTTCATGTCCCAGTGCTTTCATCATTTTACCGAATTTCCACACTTTCTGTGTGTATGCACATGCGTTATATTCTTTTGAGGTTACTGTGTGTGGTAAACCTAGTATGTGAAATCTCATCGCCATTTTGGTCCGTCAAACCAGCAGGCCAAAGAATATCGTCTACCTTTGGTTACTGGTGTTGCTCTGTGTAGAAAGAAAGAAGGAAAGAATATTGTTGTGCCCTGTTGTCTCATATCAACGGGGTTTGGATTTTGTAACAATTGAAGTAACTCTAAGTTTCCACCTTCATAGAGTTTATCGTCTGTTAGTTGTATTACTGCACTTAATTTTCTATGATAATATGGATCTTTGTTGATCCAAAAAACATCATGATGGTCTTTATATTCACCTAGATATGATTCATCATATTCTGCCAATTGGATGTAATCCATTTTTGTGATATGAAAATCAAACCATTCTTCGTTGGCTCGTAATGCCATTTTCCATACTCTATCAAACAACCATACAAAATCAGGATTCTTTTTTTCAATAAATCTTATTTGACTTCTTCTGTTTTTTTGATCTTGGGATTGATTTAAACCAGTAACACCAACTTGAGCATCGTGTGGTTTAATTTTTAAACCATCTTCTATTATACGATTACATTCATCTGGTGTGAAATGGTTTTTAAAATAACACCATTCACCTTTCATAACGACCTCACAAAAATATTATAACTGTGTTCTCACAAAATTCAATACTGTACCAGAACTTGTCGGAGTCCACAATAACGACAATGTTCCAGCAGAATATGTAGCATCAAAAGATCCTAGTGATGTTAGAGATGTACCACCTAAGACTTCAGCATATTGTTCCATATACACCTCATATGTAGACGCCCCGGTTTGAGACACCATAACCATCAATTCAATTGCATGAGAGTTAATACTTGAGGTGTTATACATGTGTACAACGTATTTGGTGACACTATAACCAGATGATGTTGTTGTATCAACAGTAACCTGTGATGTTCCGTTTGATGTATATGTTGAACTGTTTAAAGATGTGACGTTATTGATGTTAACAGTAGGAACGTACAATACACCAGTATCACTCACTTGTAGAATTGTTGTGCTATAGGCACTATTTACAATCTGGAAATCACCATTAGTATCTAAACGGAACCATTTATTTGGGTTAATTGCACCAGCAGACTGATTGGTTACAGATAAGAAATCTACAAAACCTGTACCACCTTTTGTATTTGCACCAGCAGAATTTATTACAGCTGTTTGTTGTATTGTAGATGGATTATATGTTACAGTTATATTTCCCGCAATAGCACCACCAGACTTAGTAAAGAATGTGGTGTTTGCATATGAGTTTTGAGCATTAGATTGTGCAAATGCTGCAGAAGCGTATGTATTTACTGAGTTGGCTAATGAGTATGAGGCATTAGCAACTACGAAGGCTGCGTTAGCATATGTACCAGCAGATAATGAAGATGAGTTTTGTGTTGTACCATCAGCAAATGTGATTGGTTGTTTTAATACCAATCCAGTATTATATTTGAAACGAGCAACTTCGTTGTTTGTGTTTACACCACCAGTAGCAAATACAATATCATTGTTTGCACCAGTAGAGATGATTGTGTTACCGCCACCTGTTATAGTATTACCGTAAGTGATTAAGTAACCATCGTTTGGTCTAATTAAGGTGAAACCTGGATAATTGTATGTACTTGATGCCATACCCAGATCAAGATAACCATCATTTGCAGTACCGTTGTCAGCAGTAACAATATAGTCTGATGATGACTGGTTACCACTATTAATATTTTGCATATTAAGTTGTGAATAACCATTGAAGTTACTTGTGACCTGGAATACAGTTTGTGGTTCAAACAAACCACCTGATGGTAGGCCAGCATACAGAGCATTATAACCGTTTGAATAACCAAAAAATTCACCAGTATTACCTGTAATGTGTTGTGTGGAAACTGTACCAGTGTAGTTAATATTACCTGTAACGTTCACATCACCCTGAACAGAAATTGAACCACCAATAGTTCCACCTGATTTGGTGAAGAAGGTTGAGTTTGCGTAAGATGAAGAACCGTTTACTGCTGCAAAAGCCGCATTTGCTTGTAGGAAGGCAGCGTTAGATGTTGTGAATGAGGAATTAGCATAAACACCAGCAGAGTTTGCTGTTGAGTAAACAACTGTACCTGGATAAGCAGTTGTTTGTGATGTTCCATCTGGATACAACAATGAACCGATGTTTGTAAACTCAAACTGATTATTTGATACTGATAAAACTAAATTTCCTGTAGTCGAAACAAACGTAGAATTTCCTGCTGTTCCAACGGGAAGATATATTTTACTATTACTTGCTACACTCAGACTGTATGAACTATTTGCAATAGATGACTGTGGTGTTGATAATGCAGTATTTGCTTGTGCAAATGCTGCGTTAGCTTCTGAATACACGGTGTTAATGAAAGTATTAACATCCAAACCATTCACTGTGAATGAATTTGCGGAGATGTTATTTGCGTTTGCAACTGAAACACCTTCTAGATTTAGGCCGTTGTAACCCCATTGTACGTTACTTGGAATTAATCCATAACCACCCCAGTTTCCACCAGAAGTAGCGTTACTCATGGAGTAGAAGTATGCCGCACCACCAGGAGGAACAATAGCTACTGAAGCACCAGTTGAATCTTCAACCGTTATTGAACCTGAACAGTCTGGATCAACAATGTAACCTGTTCCAACACCAATAGTTGTTTGGTCAGGTAATTTAAATACAGATGAACCGTTGCCCGTGAAACGATTGTAATATGCGTCTGTGTTATTTGCAGAAATTGTTCCGTTAGCTACAGTATATTGTATCAAACCTGGAGTAAAAGAGTTAAACGTAATATTATTCGGAACAATTAGGTTATTGGTTAAACTAATAGTTGATGTATTTTGTAAAGCAGTATTTGTTTGTGCATATGCTGCATTAGCTTTTACATATGCTAAGTTAGCAAAAGATTGTGCTGATGAAACAGCATTAGAAACAATGTTACCTTTTATAACTAAGTTATTATTAATAGTTGTGTTGTTTACATCAAATGCTGCAACAATATTACTATTACTTGAACCACCAGCAATAATTCTTGTTTGTAAACCTGATGTGGCTGATGTTGTACCTATAATAAGGTTACCGCCTTGTTGTCCTGTATTACCCTGTACATACAAGTAACCATCAAGAGCATAACCAGCAGTACCGATACTATTGTTTGGGTTTAAATTATTATATTGTGACCCTAAAATACCTTTATCCAAATAAAAGATAGTATCAGTTCCAATATCCGCAGTAACCACATAATCAGATGAACCATTTGGATTCAAGTTTTGTGTGTTGATTTGTACGTAATTATTTGATGTACCAGTCAACTGTGCTAACAAGTTAGGTAATGCAGTAGGAATACCTGCAGCAACACCAGTATATAATGTGTTATTAATTTGTATATTATTTGCAATGACGTTTGAACTAGGTACATTCAAATTGCCAGTCATTGTGCCACCAGACTTAGGTACGGCATTATTTGCAGTATTGAAGGCGGAGTTTGCGTAAGCTCCTGTTACGTTCTGTGATGCAAAAGCAGCATTAGCTTGTACGTAAGCTGAATTAGCAAACAAACCAGCTGAGTTTGCAGAACTAAATGCTGAATTAGCATATACACCAGATGAGTTTGCGGCACTAAATGATGCATTAGCTTGTACGTAAGCTGAATTAGCATATACACCAGCAGAGTTTGCTGCGTTAAATGCTGCATTGGCTTGAACAAAAGTCGTGTTTACAACGTTCATTGACGCTAAACGCCAACCACCTTGTGTCACACCATCTTGTAAAACGAGAGTGTTCTGTTGAGTATCGGCAATAAGTTCACCTACAGCACCAGTAAACGCTGTAGTCTGTG